CCTCGCCCAGCCGTGATGCAAATCGGTCAGCAAATGGTTGCTGCCCTTAGTAAACTAGGAGTATAAAAATGTTAGTAAACTTTGGTAACTCTAACCTTCCCGTCGCCAACCTCGCCGCTACTCTTCGTGCGGTCAACGTCGCTGATCCAACCGGCGGCACGGTCATCCTCAAAATGGACAAGACCGGCCATTGGGTATTCGGTGCCGATCAGACCGAGGTTGAAGACGGATCGACTTGGGCCGTCAATCCATTCTCTTTCGTCCACGGCTATATTGCTTGGGGCGACGGTGAAGTGCTTGGTGAGAAGATGGTCCCAGTATCTCAGCCATTGCCTGAAATGGATGTAGCCCCGCCAAGCGCAAAGCGTGGTTGGGAGATCCAGATCGGCATGAGCCTCAAGTGCCTTGAAGGCGAAGACGAAGGCATGGAAGCCCGCTATGCGACGACTTCGGTCGGTGGCAAGCGCAGCGTCCAAGCGTTGGTACTCGCAATCGCGGCGCAGGTTGAGGCTAACCAAGATAAGCCTGTGCCAGTGGTGGCCCTCAAGAAGGAACACTACCAGCATAAGTCTTATGGCCGCATCTATTCGCCTGTCTTTGAAGTCCAGAAATGGATCGGCATGGACGGCGCAGTAGAAGAGACAGTTGCGGTTGAAGAAGAAGCGCCGGCGCGCCGTCGTCGTCGCTCTTAATCCAGACGGGGCGGTTAAGCCAGCGTTCAAGGATGTTGCAACACGGTATTTTCTGGCTTTCTCCCGTGTCTAGTCCAGCAACCAAATTGACGCCCCAACTGATTGTAAAGGTAAAGTAAAATGCTCTGGTTAGATTTTGAAACAAGGAGCCGCTGCGATCTTAAAACGCACGGTGTTTACAATTATTCCCTCGACGCTTCGACCGACGTGCTGTGCATGTCCTATGCGTTTAATGACGACGAAGTCCGCACATGGACGCCCGACCAACCATTTCCTAAAGACGTTCGCAATTATACAGGCCAGATCCGCGCCCACAACGCCGCGTTCGAGCGTCTGATCTTCTGGCACGTTCTTGAGATCCCGTTCAAGTTAGAGCAGTTCTATTGCACCGCAGCACAAGCGAGAGCTAACTGCTTGCCAGGCTCACTTGAAGATATTGGCCGCGCCATCAGCAGCACAATGAAAAAGGACCATCGCGGCAACCAACTGATTCGCATGCTGTCGATCCCTCGCGCTGATGGAACCTTTAATGATGACCCCGCGTTGATGGCCGAGATGGTGGCCTATTGCGAACAGGACGTTCGCGCCATGCGGGCTGTCAGCAACGCCATGCGTGAGATGGCCGCTGACGAATTGCTTGATTATCACATTAACGAGCGCATCAACGACCGAGGCGTCCTTGTCGACCGTGCGTTATGCGACGCCGCCGTGCGGTACGCAAGCGCCGAGTTGGAGGAGATCCAACAGATCGTCACCGAGGTGACCGAGGGCGCTATTACATCCGTGCGGAGCCCTAAGATGCGTCAGTGGGTCTGGGATCGTGTCGGCCCTGAAGCCCGCAAACTGATGACGCTGCACAAGGACGGCGAAGAAAAGCAGTCCATTGACAAGTCCGTTCGGGCCAACTTGCTTGCCATGAACGACCCTGAACAAGTCCCGCCCGACGTCGAGGAAGTTATCCAGTGTGCTGACGATTTGTGGGCCTCATCTGTTGCTAAGTTCAGCCGCTTGGCTGCGTTGGCCGACGAGGAGGACAACCGTGTCCGAGGCGCGTTCGTGTTTGCCGGCGGCTCGGCCACTGGCCGTGCGTCGTCCTACGGCGCTCAGGTCCACAACTTTACCCGCAAGTGCGCCAAAGAGCCTGACGATGTGCGCCAAGCGATGGTGCGCGGTCATGCGATTGTCCCGAAGTACGGCAAGCGCGTCACTGACGTCCTCAAGGGTATGCTTCGCCCTGCGCTGCTGCCCGCCGAGGGTAAGTCATTCGTCGTCGCTGACTGGTCGTCTATTGAAGCCCGCGTCACGCCTTGGCTGTCCAATAGCCCGCAGGGCGACGCCAAGCTCGAACTGTTCGTCACTGGCAAGGATGTCTACAAGGTCAACGCTTCAGCCACCTTCCGAGTTCCATACGACGAGGTGACCGACGAGCAGCGCCAGATCGGCAAGGTTCAAGAGCTAGCCTTGGGCTTCTCCGGCGGCATCGGTGCCTTCTCCGCTATGGGCCGCGCCTATGGTATCGTGCTGCCTGAGAGCGATGCGCGGCGCATGGTCGACGGATGGCGCAGGGCTAACCCGTGGGCGATGACCTATTGGCAGAACCTTGAGAGCGCCTACATGCGGGCGTTGCGGAACAAGAACCATCCGATTGAGGTTGGCCGCGTCACTTATCTCTATGATGGTACGCATCTCTGGTACGCGCTGCCGTCGGGCCGAGTGTTATGTTATCCGTTTGCGCGGGTTGAAGGCGATCAGGTTACCTATCTGAAGGCTGCGTGGAAACCTGCACAAGATGCAAAAGAATGGCCTCGCGCCCGCTTGTGGAGAGGCTTGGCCTGTGAGAATATCACTCAGGCAACGGCCAATGACCTGTTGCGCTACGCTCTCCGACAGGTCGACGCTGTGTTACACGTTCACGACGAAATTGTCCTAGAAACAGATGACCCAGATAAAGCAACCGCTGATCTTAAGCGGGCGATGACCATTCCGCCGAATTGGGCGGGCGGTCTTCCTTTGGCGGCTGAGGTTAAAATTATGCGGAGGTACAACAAGTGAATTTCAACGATTATATTGCATCAATCGCCCCTGTCGGCGAGACTATTCTATTCGTTAAGCAAAAACCTTCTGGCGGCGTTCACGCTGACGGCGCTCTCAAATGCTCATGGCCCGCCTATCTGCCTGAGAAAAAGCGCGGCGAGGCTGCATGGTACGCTAACACCGCTTGCTTTATCCTCGACCGTTTTGTCGGCGGTAAGATCTCAGCGGCTGCGTCATATTGCGACCGCGTCGCGTTCATGGTGCTTGACGACATCGGCACCAAGTCCAAGATCCCGCCGCTCCCGCCGACATGGGTCATGGAGACGTCACCTAACAACTACCAATGGGGCTACACCTTCGCGCTCGACGACCAACCGCTAAAGGGCGATTTTGCTGCCGCGATCAAGGCGATAGCTGCCGCAGGTTACACCGACGGCGGTGCGATCAACCCCGTCCGCAACTTCCGGCTTGAGGGCTCGATGAACCTGAAACCTGGGCGTGACAATTTCCGGTCGCGCCTTGTCGAGTTCGACCCTGAACGTGAGTTCTCCCTTAAACAGATCTGCGAGGCATTAGATGTCACACCAAACGAAGCCGACACAGCCCAACTCCAGCGAGTCCGCCTTGATGATGACGGACGTGACGACGTCCTCGCGTGGATTTATGGACGTGGTGAGATTGTCGAACCTGCGAATGGCGAGGGATGGTTTGGCATTGTCTGTCCCAACTCAGCAGAGCATTCAGACGGTAACCCTACCGGACGATACCATCCTCTCAACCGCTCCTATTGCTGCTTCCATGAACACTGCGGTGATTGGGATAGCCGACGCTTTCTCTCGTGGGTTGCAGAGCAAGGTGGCCCCAAACATGAGCATGGCTTCCGTGAAGAACTCGTGGCCTCAACTCTCAAGCGCACCTACGACAAAATAGCCCCGACCGAGGCGTTTCCTGACCGCGCATCCGAGCTTATCGCCGAGGTCGAGCGCAAGGAGCTAGCTCGTGTCGAGAAGTCCGAGTGGTATGAGCGGTTCGCGTATATCCAAGACGACGAGAGCTTCTTCGATATGGAAGACCGCCGTGAGATCAGTCGGTCGTCGTTCAACGCGCTGTTTCGTCACGTCTCTTGCAAGTCCATCCACAACGGTCGTCGCATTGAAGCATCCGTGTGCTTCGACGAGAACCGCCAGGCGATGGGCGCTCGCACCCTTGTCAGCGTCACCTACTCAGCCGGTCAGAGCGTCCTTGTTACCCGCGACGGTCTGGTCTATGGCAACCGTTGGCGCGATGCACGGCCTAACCGTTACGGCACGGGCAGCGTCCAGCGTTGGCTTGACCATGTAGCGGTGCTGATCCCTAACGACGCCGAGCGTGAACACGTCTTTAACATGATGGCGTTCAAGCTCCAGAACCCTGATGTTAAGATCAACCACGCCGTGCTGCATGGTGGCGACGAAGGCTCTGGCAAGGATACGCTCTGGGCTCCGTTCATCTGGTCGGTCTGCGGGCCGGATCTTCGCAACCGTGGTCTGGTCGACAACGATAGCATTTCCTCGGCGTTCTCGTATCACCTTGAGAGCGAGATCCTCATCATCAACGAGTTGAAGGAGCCTGACGCCCGTGAGCGCCGCGCTCTGGCTAACAAGTTAAAGCCTATCATTGCCGCGCCGCCTGAGACGCTGTCGATCAACCGCAAGGGCTTGCATCCTTATGACATGGTCAACCGGATGTTCGTGCTAGCGTTCTCGAACGATCCGGTGCCGATCAGCTTGGCTTCACAGGATCGGCGTTGGTTTTGCATCTGGTCGCATGCCGAGCGGATGGACCCCGACGAGGCTGCTTCGCTTTGGGACTGGTACAAGTCAGGCGGTTATGAAAACATCTCAGGGTGGCTGCATCGTCGTGATGTGAGCGCGTTTAACCCGGCGGCTGCGCCTATGATGACCGAGTTCAAGATGAACCTGATCGAGCAGGGCATGACCATCGCCGAAAGCTATATCGTCGACATGATCCGCACCCGTGTTGGCGAGTTCGCCAAGGGCGTTGTCGCGTCACCGCTCCACGCGCTGTGCGACCGTCTGGCGGGCGGTATGCCGCAAGGCACCAAGGTGCCACAGGCGGCGTTGCTTCACGCGCTTAAGGAAGCGGGGTGGGTTGACATGGGGCATTGCAACTCAGGCGAATATAACACCAAGAAGCACATCTGGTGCGCCCCTGAGTACCGCCACAGGCCCAAGTCAGAGCTTCGCCGGATGGTCGAGCCTGTTGCCAAGGATAATGTAGTCGAGATGAAAAAGACCGCCCCGTAAGGGGCGGCCAAGTCTGGGAGGGTCAAATGTCGAGCAATGCTGACATGACAGTGACTAGTCCTATCACGATTAATCCGGTGAGCATATCCATATCTTTCTAGGCATCGCGCCGTGGCGCTTGAGGGCTGCGGTTAGGGCTGCGCGGGTGATACCCATCCGCGTAGCCGTTTTTGTGAGCGATAGGCCGCTGTGCAGCATCCCATGTGCGATGCCGATACGCTCAGGCGTCCATCGTTCGTTGTGTACTCCAATCGGTTTCACCTCAGATGCTCCAGTTGGTTGTGGTCGGCTATGCGCTTGACCTCGGCTATCAGGCGGTCGTTTTCGCGTTGCAGGGGCTTGATCCACGCTAGGACGTTGTCGAGCTGTCGCTCAAGGTCGGCTATGCGCTTGCGTAGCTCTATGATGTGGTCAATTGTAACGGGGTCAGCGTGTCTCATTTGTGCAGCTCCTTGATTAAGTCGAGCGCGCCCTGCGCCTCAGTCTCCGGTCGGGCTAGTCGGGCGTACCCGATCACATCGTCCCAATGGTCGGCGTAGTCGGGGTTGCCGGATAGTATGCGAGCGATCTTTAGCGCGATCATTTCGAGGGCTTCGGCTTGCGCGTCCGATAGGCTGATCCAGTTCGGGCCGGACTTCATCGTATCCTTGAGGGCTTGGCTTAGTTTTGCTGTTGAAGGGTAAGAGCCGTGGGTTCGCTCGCGGTTTTGAAGTAAAGATGTGGACAATGTAAGCTCCTATAAATAGCCACAGAATGGCGGTTAACAGTTCAAGCGATAGCATCTAGGGCCGCCGCACGGGTATAATGATGTGATAGCCGCCCCTTGGCGGTCAGAGCCCGCCACTTGCCGTGCCAGTGCGATCGGGAGATCCAGCCTAGGGCGTTGCCGTTTAGGTCTAAGATCACGTAGGTGTCGATGCCGTCCGGTAATATTCTCATAAGTCACCTCGTCGGGTCATAGGGTTAAAGGGTTTAGTCAGGCCGTGCAGAACCGTCGTGTGGTCTCGGTGCATCCGCTCGCCGATTTGCGTCAGGCTGTAACCGTGTTGGCGTAGCAGGTGATATGCTTCAAATCGCGCCGTCACTAGGTGCTTGTGCCGTCGTGGGCCGATCAGTTGGTCAATCGTCAAGTTGTGACGCTTGGCAACGTCTCTCAGGACGTATTTCCATCGCGGCCCTATAGGCGTGTCCGCTAGGTCGTGCGCTTCACGCATGAGCGGGCCTAGATCGACGGGTGGTGGTCGGTCGGGCTCAGGCGGCGGTCGGTCGGGCTCAGGCGGCGGCGGTCGGCCCGCGTGTAGCCTAGCCCGCACGGCCTTATAGTGCTCTTGTAAGTTCATAATTCACCTCAAAAGACATTGATTGAAAAACTGAGTGTTTGAGTGGCACCGTAGGCCGTCTCAGAGTGCACCGCTTGCGGTGGCTGCGGTGCAGGAAACGCTACAATTCGGTAATCGTCGCGGCTATAGCTGTCGTTAGACTCAGATGCTAAATCCGCAAAAAACTCGTCTAGGGCCGCTTGCGCTTCCTCTATTGTGTCAAATGTTTCCAGTGTTTCAACGTCGTTTTCGTCGGTAATTGTCCAACAGTTGATCCAACCGTCGCAAAGCGTGTAATGTTGCACTTCGTACGTCATTGTCGCGGTTCCTTATGCTAATTCTGCGCTGGTATCATACCAAGCGGCCTGTTCTAAAACGCCTGCATCCTCTTCGCTTGTCTCCTCCTCGACGTAATGTTTTGCAATCTCTTGCCAATTTACCTCAGACAAAAAAGCTAGAGCATAACTCTCAGCAAGCGTGTTCTCGCCCTTTTTGAATGGGCAAACGATCTCCTCAGCATATTCTTTCATCATCATTGCGAGATCGTATAGATCTAGCTTGTGCCAGCCCATCTCCTCGACGTCCATGCCGTCGAACACTTCGAGATTAACGCGCCATGTAGCGTAGTTCGTCCATCCATTGTAATTGGTCATTTTAATTTACCTTTGTTGTTGTCGGTTCCATTATGGCAACCGCAAGAGCGCAACCGTGGGTTGCGCTCAAACTGTTGTCACGCTGCAATCGCTACTTCTTCGCCACAAGCCCATGCAATAGACGGTGTTTTTTCAAACATTTTGCCTTGCCTGAATGGCATAATCACACCAAACGCTTGAGCCCCTGCAAGGTGCCCATCAGGCAGCCAATTCACCAAAGCAGGATCAAGCCCGTTGTGGTGGATGACCGGAGATCCGGCCTTAATTCCAACTATTTTCATAGCTTTTTGAAAATCAAACAAATATTCGGGATCATATTGACCAACCGTGTTGTTAATCGTACGAGGCACAACCCGCGCATAGGCCGGAAACGTACCCTCGATTGCACCTTCGCTTGCGCTTATGCCGTCAAGAGTAAGGGTAAGCAGTTTATTGTCGCCGATTGTCAAAGTGGCATAATCCTGCGACCGTGCACCTATTTTCATCGTGTTAATAATGCGAGCAGGAATAATGTATTGATCGTCACGCGGTTGGTCGTCGGGTTGGTAATCCTGCCGCGCAACAATCATTCGGTGGCCATCTGTAGCGCAAAGCGTAAATCCAGACGGGCCAAATTGCACATGAACCCCTCTAAGATAATAGCGTGTTTCTTCGCTAGACATTGCGGTTGCTACTGCTTTTAATAGACGTGCGTTTATTTGGACCATTTTAATTTACTCCCGTTAAGATTGTCCGAAATGGCAATCTGCTAACCAGCGCGTTAAACGCTGGTCGCCAAATTGTCACGCTATCTCAAGAATAGCGGCCACAACATTATCGCGCCAAGGATCTGTCGTTACTGAATAACGGTGCAACCCTAGTCTTTTTAGCTGATATCGTTCGGGATGGGCACGATACGCTCGCAACATATTGGCAGTGATATAGCGCTTATCAGTAATGCGAAATTGAGGTTGATCGGTAAAATAGAAGGTGAATTGGGGTTTCATTGCACAGCCTCGAATATTGCAGCGCCAATAAGCGCTATGATTGCGGGAATAATAAAGACGGAATAGGCGTCAAATAGCGTGCTCATAATTTTGGCTCTTGATTTAGAACGGCTGATTTTAAATCGTCGGTGGCCGCGGTAAGATGAAAACCCATGCCGTTCCAAAATATATAAACGGCGTAATTGTCGCTCTTGTAGCGTTCTGCTAATCCCTTAACGCCGTCAAAAATAAAGTCCCATTTCAGTTTCATGTCATGTACTCCCGTTTCGATAAATTGACTGTAAACGAAGATATCCGATTGATACATCCTATTTTAGGTATATCTGGTATGCAAAAAACGCATGGATTTTTGGGCGTTTTGGGTAGGATGTTAGTCAAAAGTGACGGATTGCAAGAAAGCGTTGGGGCGCAACGATTAACATATTCTTTTAGGTAATTTAGGTAGTTGTTTGTATATACCTTAATTCATCACATTATAATATATATGGTAGAAGCTACAGTTGTCGCTTCTCGATCCGCGCCAATATTTCCGCCTATACCCAAATTGCCTAAATTGCCCAAAGCACCTAATCGCCAGGTTCGCGCCAGGTTGCATGATGCCGCGTAGGTTGCGCTTAAAACACGATTGCCTAAATTGCCTAAAGCCCGACCTAATTTGCAATTGCCTAAATTGCCTAAAGTCGCATGGCATTATTGCTTTACGTTACTGTAACGTCAGCTTACCCAACGGCAAGCAAAAAGGAGGGTAGGGGGGGGGTAGGGCCGGGGGCGACCGGTCCCAGCGGCGGCAGGGTCCACAAAAAATTTTTTATTTTTTTGCTAAATTGACCACCTTCTTGTCAAAACGCCCACAACACAATATATTGCGGCCCATGTTCGAAACCCTGCACTACGAACCCAGGCAACTGAAAGCCACAGAGACGCGCCTCAAAGCAATCTACGACGCCGCGTATCTTGGGCTTAAAGGTGACAACCTTGCCATCGCAGCGGGGATGATGCCATCTGAATACCGTCAACTTTGCCAGTTGGACCCAGTTGCTGAGATGGCGGAACTTAAAGGACGCGCCGACAGTGAGGCATCAAATTCCCGTGCGCTACACGCAGCAGCCCAAGCCGGCGATGCCAAAGCGGCGCTCGCCATACTACAACACCGGCACGATTGGACGGCCAAGCAAGAGATCTCTGTGGACGTCTTCCAAAAGATTAGCATCACCCAAGCACTAGCGGACGCCAGCGCCCGCGTGATAGAAGGCACATATGCAGACGCCAATTTACAACTCGAAGGACGAACAGGAATTGATGACGCGGCTTTGGTCGCCGAAGTTATCGAATGATCCTGAAGCCTTTGTTTATTTTTCATTCCCATGGGGTCAACCCAACACGCCGTTAGCCAAGTTCAAAGGGCCACGCGCTTGGCAACGCAAGGTGCTGCGCGAGATTGGCGACCATATTAAAGCCAACCAAGGCCGCATCGACATGACAACGCTACGCAAGGCGGTGTCATCTGGGCGCGGTATCGGCAAGTCGGCGCTCGTCTCATGGCTGATCTTGTGGATGCTATCGACGCGGATTGGGTCGACGGTCATTGTCAGCGCCAACTCGGAAGCGCAGCTTCGGTCGGTGACATGGGGTGAGTTGACCAAGTGGACCGCCATGATAATCAACAACCACTGGTGGGAAATCAGCGCAACCAAGCTAATGCCTGCCAAATGGGTGTGCGAACTGGTCGAGCGTGACCTGAAGAAAGGGACGCGCTACTGGGCGGCGGAAGGCAAACTGTGGTCGGAAGAGAACCCCGACAGCTACGCCGGCGCTCACAACCACGACGGCATGATGGTAATATTCGACGAAGCAAGCGGTATACCCGACGCCATCTGGTCGGTCGCGGCGGGCTTTTTCACGGAAAACATAGCCGATAGGTATTGGTTTGCATTTTCCAACCCGCGTCGCAACACGGGGTACTTCTTCGAAACGTTTCACGGGAAACGTGACTTCTGGTCGTCGTCGCAAGTCGATGCCCGCACGGTCGAGGACACGGACAAAAACCTGTACGCTCAGATTATTGACGAGTACGGCGAGGATAGCCGCGAGGCCCGCGTTGAGGTGTACGGTGAGTTTCCATCAGAAGGCGACGACCAATTCATTACACCGACGGTCGTGAACGACGCAATGTCTAGGCCCAAGTGGAAAGATGAAACGGCACCGGTCGTCATGGGCATCGACCCGGCGCGGGGCGGTACGGACTCGACGGTCATCGTCATACGGCAGGGGCGGGACATCGTGGCAATACGGCGCTACCACGGCGAGGACACCATGACAATCGTCGGACGGGTGATCGACGCCATAGAGGAGTACAAGCCGACGCTGTCCGTCATCGACGAAGGCGGGCTTGGCTACGGCATCCTTGACCGATTGAACGAACAGAGGTACAAGGTGAGGGGTGTAAATTTTGGCTGGAAGGCCAAGAACTCTGTTATGTGGGGTAATAAGCGCGCCGAGATCTGGGGCGCTATGCGGGACTGGCTTAGAACTGCGTCCATACCAGACGACCGTCAGCTAAAGGCGGATCTGATAGGGCCAATGAAAAAGCCTAACTCGGCGGGTACAATTTTCCTTGAGGGGAAGAAAGAAATGAGAGCAAGAGGATTGGCCTCACCTGATGCTGCTGATGCGCTCGCGGTGACATTTGCCTATCCGGTTGCTCATAGAGAAGAAAGAATTGCCCAGCGTCGGTATACCACGGCAGGCGCAGGCGCATCATCTGGTTCGTGGATGGGTTCCTAAGGAGTTCTACAATGGGCAATACTAAACCAATCGGCGTCGCATACAGCGACCAAGACCTTATCGGTTCGGATACGGTCTACGTTAACGGTCAGCTTGGCTACACGACCGCTGCTCAAGGCACGGTTACTCAGGCAACAAGCAAGTCAACGGCAGTGACACTGAACAAATCAGCCGGTCAGATTACAATGAACAACGCAGCATTGGCAGGCTCTACTGCGGTGTCGTTTACGCTAAACAATACCTTTATTAGCACTAACGACATTCTGATATTGAATGTCGGCGCTGGCGCAACTGCTACGGCATATACCGTCTACACGTCAAGCATAAGCGCAGGATCTGCGGTTATTACGCTCCGCAACTTAACGGCATCTACTTCATATTCCGAAGCAGTTGTCCTTAACTTTGCTCTTATCCACTGTCAGTAACATGGCAAAGTCTGTCTCTCTGTCGGTCGGACGCGGCGAGAAGCTGCCGGTCAGCAAAGGCGCGGGTCTGACCGCTAAGGGACGGGCTAAGTATAACAGCGAGACGGGTTCTAGCCTTAAGGCACCAGCCCCGCACCCAAAGACCAAGGCAGATGAAGGGCGTAAAGCCAGTTTTTGCGCTAGAATGGGTGGGGTAGTGGCTAAGTCAAAGAACGCGGATCGGGCCAAGGCCAGCATGAAACGGTGGAACTGCAAATGAAGGGGCTGTACGCAAACATCCACGCTAAACAAGATCGTATAGCGGCGGGCTCTAAAGAGAAGATGCGTAAGCCAGGAACTAAAGGCGCACCCACCGCCAAGGCATTTCGTGAGTCTGCCAAGACAAGGAAGAAGTGATGCCGTTGAAAAAATCCAAGAGCGCCAAGGCATTCAAAGAGAACATTAAGGCTGAAGTGAAAGCGGGCAAGCCCGTCAAACAAGCGGTAGCCATCGCCTATTCGGTGAAGAGGAAAGCAAAATGAAAAAGCCAATGCCTAAAAAAGCCCCTGCAAAAAGCAGCGGCCATATGCGTGACAAGCCAACAAACCCAATCAAGGTAGATATGGGCAAGCTCGGCAAGAAGGTCTGCTAACATGGCGGTCCTCAAGGCGAAGACTGTTAACAAGCTCGCCAAGTCTGAGTTCGGCATGCCTAAGGAACGCAAGTATCCTATGCCGGATAAAGCTCACGCAGCAAACGCTAAGGCCCGCGCAACGCAGATGGTGAAGGCTGGCAAACTTAGCCCTTCAGCTAAAGCCAAGATTGACGCCAAAGCTAACAAGATGTTGAAGAAATGACCGATTATTCAGGCGTTGGAACGGCTGGCAGGGTAGCAAATGGCGGATCAAAAGAATCCGACATTATGAGTACAATGCGTTTTCGCCTTAACATGGCGATTAGCGCGTACTCGGAAAGCCGCGAAGACGAACTGGATGATCTGAGGTTCTTTGCAGGGTCGCCTGACAATCAATGGCAATGGCCGGCCGATGTGTTGGCGACCCGTGGATCTGTGCAAGGGCAGACGATCAATGCCCGCCCTTGCCTCACAATTAACAAATTACCGCAGCATGTACGTCAAGTTACCAACGACCAACGGCAGAACCGTCCGTCTGGCAAAGTCATCCCCGCTGATGACCGTGCCGACCCCAAGGTCGCGGAAATCTTCGACGGCATGGTCAAGCATATTGAGTACGCATCCGACGCAGATGTGGCCTATGACACGGCGTCTGAGAACCAAGTAACCTACGGCGAAGGTTACATCCGTCTTGTTACCGAATACTGCGACGACAAGACGTTTGAACAGGACATCCGTATCAAGCGCGTCCGTAACTCGTTCAGCGTGTACATGGATCCCACCATCCAAGACCCATGCGGCGCGGACGCTGAGTATTGTTTTATTACGGAAGACTTAACCAAGGACGAATATGAGCGTCAGTTTCCTGATGCCATGCCTATGTCGTCCATTCAGGTGCAAGGTGTTGGCGACGATTCGCTGACCAACTGGATCAACGAGGACGTGGTCCGTATTGCTGAGTATTTTTACGCAGTCTATACGCCCGGCAAATTGAATTTGTACCCCGGCAATCAGGCTTTTGAAGCCAATAGCCCTGAAGACAAACACATGAAAGCAATGGGCGTGAAGCCTATTCGCTCCCGTGATGTTCAAGTCCGTACAATCAAGTGGATGAAGACTAACGGCTATGAAGTGCTTGAAGAAAGCGACTGGGCCGGTAAGGATATTCCAGTTATTCGCGTTGTAGGCAACGAATTTCAGGTCGATGGCCGTATATTTGTGTCTGGCATCGTTAGAAACGCCAAAGATGCCCAACGTATGTACAATTATTGGGTATCTCAGGAAACTGAGATGCTTGCATTGGCTCCAAAAGCGCCATTTATTGGCTATGGCGGTCAATTTGAAGGCTATGAGAACCAATGGAAGACCGCAAACACCAATAATTGGCCATATTTGGAGGTCAATCCTGACGTTACAGACGGTCAGGGTGGTGTATTGCCACTTCCACAGCGTTCTATGCCTCCAATGGCTCAAACTGGCCTGATTCAGGCCAAAATGGGCGCTTCTGACGATATTAAATCGACCACTGGACAGTATGATAGTAGCCTTGGCGCAACATCAAATGAGCGGTCTGGACGGGCTATTTTGGCCCGTGAAAAGCAAGGTGACACCGGAACGTACCACTACGTGGACAATCTGGCTCGTGCTATTCGCTACATGACCCGTCAGATTGTTGATTTGATCCCTAAGATCTACGACACGCAACGTATCGCCCGCATCATTAACATGGATGGCGAAACAAGCATGGTGAAGATCGACCCAACGCAGCCGCAAGCTGTGAAGTCAATCCGCGACCAGAACAACATCGAAATCGAAAAGATCTACAACCCAGCCGTCGGTAAATACGACGTTGTCGTCACGACCGGCCCAAGCTACATGACCAAGCGCCAAGAAGCTCTTGACGGTATGTCACAGCTTCTGCAAGCCAACCCGCAACTTTGGGCAGTGGCTGGCGATCTGTTCGTCAAGCACATGGATTGGCCGGGTGCTGATGAGATGTCAGCCCGCCTTGCCAAGACCATCGATCCTAAATTGATGGCCGAAGACGACAAGCCACCAGCACTTCAGGCGGCTGAACAGCAAATTCAGGCAATGGGTCAGGAAATGGACCACATGCACAAAATGCTTCAGAACGTCAGCCAGTCGATGGAAATGCAGACGTTGGAAGTCAAGGAATTTGAAGCTCAAATTAAGGCTTATGATGCCGAAACCAAGCGCATTGCCGCGGTTCAAGCATCCATGTCACCTGAACAAATCCA